GAGCTCCAGCACAAGGCGCAGCACGCCGTGGGCCGCTGGATGTTGCGGCCCGAAGTTCAGCGTGAAATTGCGGATCTCGTGCTCGGCCATCTATTGCTTCCCTGACCAGTTCGTCTTTGGCACGGTCGAATCGGGCGAGGCTTTCTCGTCGCCGGGCAGGACATAGTCGGTCCCCTCCCAAGGCGAAAGGAAATCGAAGTTGCGGAATTCCTGGCGCAGCACCACTGGCTCGTAGACAACGCGCCTTTGCTCGTTGTCGTAACGTAGCTCAACGAAGCCGGTGAGCGGGAAATCCTTGCGTAGCGGATGACCCTCAAAGCCGTAGTCGGTGAGGATGCGACGCAAATCCGGATGGCCCGAGAATACGATGCCATACAGGTCGTAGGTCTCGCGCTCGAACCAGTTGGCGGCGGGAAAGATCGAAGCCGCCGAAGGCACGGCCGTCGCTTCATCGGTTTCGACCTTGACGCGGATGCGACGGTTATGTTTCGGCGACAGCAGGTGATACACGACATCGAAGCGCTTCTCGCGCTCGGGGTGATCGACGCCGCAAATGTCGATAAGACTAACGAAGAGACACCCGGGATCGTCACGCAGATGCATCAGAACAGCGGCTATCGCATGCGGCGACGCGTCGACGGTCAGCTCGCCGAGCACCACGCGCGGATTCTTCACCGCCAGACTTGCAGCAAGCCCTTCACCGAGGGCGACGAGATCTTCGGCCATTTACCGCTCGATCGTTCCGGTGCGTCGGATCTTCTTCTGCAGTAGTAGCACGCCATAAAGCAGCGCCTCCGCCGTCGGCGGACAGCCCGGAACGTAGATGTCCACGGGGACGATGCGATCACAGCCGCGGACCACGGAATACGAATAGTGGTAGTAGCCACCCCCGTTGGCGCACGAGCCCATGGAGATCACATAGCGGGGCTCTGGCATCTGGTCATAAACCTTGCGCAACGCGGGCGCCATCTTGTTGCATAGCGTGCCGGCCACGATCATCACATCCGACTGCCGCGGCGAGGCTCGCGGTGCGAAGCCGAAGCGCTCGGCATCGTAGCGAGGCATGGACATCTGCATCATCTCGACCGCGCAGCAGGCAAGCCCAAACGTCATCCACATGAGCGAGCCGGTGCGCGCCCACTGAATAAGATCCGCGCTCGAGGTGACAAGAAAGCCCTTGTCGGCAAGCTCGCTGTTCAACCCATGATAGAACGGATCGTCACCGCTAAGGGGCCGGCCAGCGTTGGGGTCAACGAGGCCAGCGGGTTGACGGGCCGTGTCAGTGATCAATCCCATTCCAGCGCTCCCTTGCGCCACTCGTAGATGAAACCCACGGTCAACACGGCGAGAAACACGATCATCGACCAGAAGCCGAACCACCCCACATCTTTGAACGCCACCGCCCAGGGAAACAAAAAGGCGACTTCCAGGTCGAAGATGATGAAGAGGATGGCGACGAGGTAGAACCTGACATCGAATTTCATGCGCGCGTCGTCGAACGCGTTGAAGCCGCATTCGTAGGCGGAGAGCTTCTCGGGGTCGGGATTCGAGGGTGCGAGCAGAAACGGAGCGACCAGCAACGCTAGTCCGATGGCGAGTGATACGCCGACGAAGATGACGAGCGGGAGATAGCTGGCCAGAAGGTCTTGCATCGAACACCTCGTGAAAGCGCCAACGGGTCCGCGGCGGAGCCAAGGGCGCAACGCGATCACGCGGCGAATCTCGCCCTGTCCTCAGCCTGCCGGCGCAACCTGCTGAAAACACCGGCAAAACCGCACATTGGAAGTGTTCGCACGTGCGACCGAGGCTTAACGCACCGCACCATACGAGGCAAGTGTTCGCCTCATCGCGATATTGGCTCAACTTCCCCTCGAAACAGCGTGGCGCATGGCCGCAAGTGGCGGCGCATCGGGCCGTCACCGCGAGGAACATCGCTACGGCCATCACGTTGCCCTCACTGGGCTATCCGAGGGGATAAACTCAGGAGAGATGTGAATGAAGAAGACATTGTTCAGTTCGGTCGCTGTGGCCGCCCTTGCGCTTGGAACTGCACTCGCAGTTGCCCAAGGCACCGGCGGCGGTGCGGGAGGCGCCGGTAATCCTGGGAGCGTCGGCGGCCCTAGCGGAGGTGCGGGTGGCGGCGGCGCTATGAGCCCAGGCGGCTCGCCTGGCGGTGGTTCCGCTGAGCGAAGGCAGAGCCAGGGCGAGTCAGGTCAACCTCCAGCACGCGCTCAGCAAGGCCAGGGCCAAGAAAGGCCCGCTGGCCGCGCCGAAGGGCGACAGCCAGGGGGCCGAACGGAAGGTCAGCAGCCCGCGGGCCGTGCGGAAGGCCAGCAACCAGCCGGTCAGAAGCAAACGACCGGCCAGAATCAACAGGGTACTTCCAGTCAGGCGACGGGTGCGATTGGAGGTGCTGGCGTGACCGCCGAACAACGGACTCAGGTTCGGCAGAGCTTCAGTAACGTCAACGTGCATCGGGTGCAAAACGTCAACTTCTCGATCTCCATCGGCGCGACGGTGCCGCGTAGCGTCACGTTCTACGACCTGCCGCCGGAAATCATCCGCATCGTGCCGGCCTATCGCCGCTTCAAATATGTGGCGGTCGGCGACGAGATCATAATCATCGATCCCGAACGGTACGTGATCGTCGAGGTGATCCGGATCTAGCGTCCTGCATTCGGCTCCCCAGAGAAGCGCCCCTGGCGCTTCTCTTTTTTTGTTTCCCATCGGCGCCCGGGTGGCCAGCCAACAAGATCTCGATCGCCTCGAGGCGAGAGCCCACGTGCGCCGATGTCTCGTTCTCCAGGGCACGGTATTGTTGAACGACCTCGCTACCGAGCCGCGTCAGGGCAGCACCGCCGCCGCGGTGGCCTCCGAGCTGGGCTTCCACAAGCGGCTCGCGAAAAAGCCCGTTAAGCTCGGCGACTAGCAGCCACGCGCGCCGATAGGACATGCCCATGGCACGCCCGGCAGCCGCTATGGAGCCATGCAAGTCAATGCCTTCCAGGAGCATGACCTTTCCTGGACCGAGCCGCCGATCCTCCGAAAAATCGATGCGGATGGAAACCTTTGCCATCACGTCATCATGCGACGGGTAACACCGAAAGGCGAGGTCGAAAGTGGGCGTCGATATGTTTCCAGGAATATATCGGTCGGGTATGATGGCCCGATCGAGGGTTCCCATGCTCGCCCGTCTGCCGCGCAGTCTCACTATCTCAGCTGATCTCTCGCCTGCCGGTCGCCTCTTTGCCGGTGCGGTCGCAGGACACGCTTCCCCCGATTGGCTGCCCCGCGGCAGTCAGGGCGAAATCGACCAGGGGAGAGGACGACGCCTTCTTGGCGTTTCCGCGGTCGGGCGCGGCCCACCGGCCCTGCGAGAGGCAGGGGTTCATCATTCTCGGTGTGCCACAAAGCAGGACGTTAAGCGCGAGACGCGTCTGCCCTCATTGGATGTCGCGGCCCCTATCGATCGACGCGGGGGCTGATGTTTGCGGCCCTGACTGCCGAGGAATGGACAGCGCTCGTATTGAGCCTAAAGGTGTCGCTCGTCGCCATGCTGGCGAGCCTGCCGTTCGGCATCGCCATCGCCTTTGTCTTGGCGCGCGGCCGCTTTTGGGGCAAAGCGGTGCTCGACGCGCTCGTGCATCTTCCTCTCGTCATGCCGCCCGTCGTCACTGGCTATCTTCTGCTTATCTGGTTTGGTCGACAGGGGCCGCTCGGGCGATTCTTTGACGCCACCTTCGGCCTCGTCTTCGCGTTTCGTTGGACCGGAGCGGCGCTGGCGGCAGCCGTGATGGGTTTCCCGCTGATGGTTCGCGCCATCCGCCTGTCGCTTGAAGCAGTCGATCGAAGGCTTGAGGACGCCGCCGGCACGCTTGGTGCCAACCAGGCCTGGACGTTCGTGCTCGTCACCCTGCCGCTGTCGTTGCCAGGCATTATCGCCGGCATGATCTTGTCATTCGCCCGCGCCATGGGTGAGTTCGGCGCTACCATCACGTTCGTGTCCAACATTCCAGGCGAAACTCAGACGCTGCCCACGGCCATCTATACTCTCACTCAGGTGCCGGGTGGCGACGCGGGCGCGCTACGCCTTACGCTGATCTCTATCGTGGTTGCATTCATTGCACTCCTCATGTCCGATTGGTTTGCGCGCCTTGCGGGTCGGCGACTCGCGATCACATGACGCTCTCGGTACACATCCGGCACCATATCGGTGATTTCACCCTCGACGCGACGTTCGAGACGGCCGGGCATCTGGTCGCGCTCTTCGGGCGATCGGGGGCCGGCAAGACGACGCTCATCAATGTCATTGCCGGGTTGATCGTCCCTGATCACGGTCGAGTCGTCGTGGATGGAACGACGCTCGTCGACACTGATCGAGGTGTCTTTGTCCCAAAGCACCGACGGCGCATTGGCTACGTTTTTCAGGAAGGGCGACTCCTCCCACACCTCACCGTGCGCCAGAACCTCCTCTTCGGCCGGTTCTTTACCCCGAGAGGCGACCGCTATGGTTCGCTCGGCCACGTGGTGGAACTCTTGGGTCTCGGTGCACTCCTCGACCGGCGGCCGGGCTCGCTCTCGGGCGGCGAAAAGCAACGCGTCGCCCTCGGGCGGGCGCTGCTGCGCAGCCCTCGCCTTCTGCTCATGGACGAGCCCCTTGCCTCTCTGGACGATGCCCGCAAGGTCGAGATTCTTCCTTATATCGAGACGCTGCGTGACGAAGTGCGTGTGCCGATTGTCTACGTCAGCCATGCGGTGTCGGAAGTGCTGCGGCTTGCCACCACGGTCGTGGTGCTGCGGGCCGGCAAGGTCACAGGCTTCGGCCCGGCTGCCGAAGCGATGAACCATGCGTCAACGGTCGCGGAAGGTTGAGGGGATCGCGGCAGCCCTATAGCGCCTTGAGATTGTGTGCGCGGACCCTTAGGCAAGGAGCAAGCTGAGGGAGAGACTTCATGGAAGCGACTGCGCAACCCCTTCAAGGCGTTACGGTCATTGATTTCGGCCAGATCTACGCGGGGCCCTATTGCACGTTCCTGATGGCGATGGCTGGTGCAAGAGTCGTCAAGGTCGAGCCGCTCAATGGCGAGAACATGCGCCGGCGCGGTGCAGTGGGCGGGGCGCTCGTGCCCTTTGCGATGATCAATTCCAACAAGGAGTTTGTCACACTCAACCTGAAAAGTGATCGCGGACGCGCGCTGATCGTCGACATGGTGAAACGCGCCGACGTCGTGCTTGAAAATTTCGCTCCGGGTGTCATGGATCGACTTGGGGTTGGGCCCAAGCAATTGCAGGCGATCAACCCGCGTCTCATCTACGCGGCGGGCTCTGGCTACGGCTGGTCCGGCACCTACCGCGACTATCCTGCCATGGATCTGACGGTCCAGGCTATGTCGGCGATTATGTCGACCACCGGCTTTCCCGACAAGCCGCCCGTCAAGGCGGGCCCTGCCTTCTGCGACTTCCTCGCCGGTATCCACCTTTACGCAGGTATAACCACGGCTCTCTTCGAACGCGAGCGTACCGGGAAAGGCCGGTTTGTCGAAGTTTCTATGCTTGAGGTCTCCTACATCCCGCATGCCTCGACACTCGGGCTCTACTTCGGCTCGGGCGAGAAGAGCCCTCCACGTACCGGTAATCGCCATAGTGGCATGGCCGAGGCGCCCTACAACGTCTATCCAGCGGCGGACGGCTGGCTCGCTATTATCTGCGTCAGCGAAACGCACTGGCGCTCTCTGCTCAGCGCTATCGGCCGCCCGGAACTCCACGAGGACCCCAGATTCGTCTCGCTGAAGGCGCGCGTCGCGCACATCGAGGAGGTGGATGAAATGATTTCATCGGTGACACGCACCATGCCACGCGACGAGCTCTTCGCTCTGTTGACGACGCATCGCGTGCCGTGCGCGCCGGTGCGCGATATCGACGAGGTGGTCAATGACGCTCATCTGCATGCCCGCGGGATGCTCAAACACGTTAATCATCCCGAACTTGGCGAGCTCGTGCTTCCGAATTCTCCAATTCGCTATGATGGCGAGGTGTCAGACGAAATTATCCCGAGCAAGACGCTTGGTGCTGATAACGACGCCGTCTACGGCGACTGGCTCGGGCTCGATGCGGTGGAACTTGCGCGGTTGAAGGCGGATGGTGTCGTCTAATGCCGGCCCTACGCGGTGCTGCGCCGCTGTACGCTCGCCTCAGGCCTTCGATATCATTTTGACCATCCCAAGCATGGCCTGCATCACGCGCTGTGCCCTGGCGCGATCCTTGTCACCGAGCATCTCGGAGAGCACGCTAGGAGCACCGATCAGGAGCTGTCAACGAGCAGTGCTCGATCGCGAGCAGAGTTCCAAGCAGTTGGCTACGAGGTAGTCGCGGGTTCGAGATGTGCCCCGAAGCTGCATGCCGCAGATTCGCCCGCGCTATGGCCATTTGCCCCCCTCGGGTCTGCACAGCGTTAGAATGGTGGCCTTGCGCGTCTTCGTCGGAGGATCGATCTGCTCTCGCATGAGCGCAATGAGAGCACGTAACTCTTTACGCAGCCTGCGGTCCTTGGTGTCATTGAACACCTCGATGAGCCGCGCGATGGTGTTGGCGCGTTCGGCAGTGGTGTCGCCGTGATCCTGACCAGGCATGTGCCCTCCCCGGACTGCCTACGAGCCTTTCGGCGCCTCATTTACCTGGCGGCGGCCAGAGCGGCATGAGCTTCGCGCTCATTGCTCCAATGATAGGGCCTGCGGCGAGCAGCGTGCCGACAATCCAACGCGCGCCCTTGGCTTGCTGGAGAAGGTCACGCACCTCGCCGACTGTCGCGTTCAGCTTCGCGACTTCTTCTTTCAAGGCGATGATATCGTCGTGCCTGCGCTCGTCCCGCGCTTCGAGGCGCGCTAGACGCTCGATGATGTCGTGCTGGCTCATGGATTGACCATGCTCCTCAGCATTTCTGGATCACTTTGTGAGACGCTGGATGACGGCGCCGGCGATTCCCGAGCCGCCCTGCAAGAAAAAGATCGTGCTGACAATCTCTCGCGTCATGGCCTTCTGCTCAGTCGGCACGGCCAATACAGCGAACTGATCAGGACCGATCCCAAGCGTCGACATCAGATAAATGGCGGCATGGTGAAGCCCGGGAGGGATGACGAACAGGCTCCAAGCGATCCACCAGACAGGATGCGACATGGCGGCGATGCCGAGATCGCGCCGATCCTTGCTGTGCGCGACGCTGGCCTCGATGTCCGCCTTTGCCAAATCAACGGCCTGGTGATCGCGTGTATTGCGGGCGTCGAGCGTCGCCTTGTAGCCGTCGAGCAGCGCCTTGACGATCGGGCCGCCGATGAGGTCAGCCACGACCTTGCCGAGCCACGCGGGCAACGCCACAGCTTAGCCCTCCCTCTTGAGGCTGCGCCGGCGTGCGAGCTCGGTCACGAGCCCGATACCGAGCGTGTAGAGGCCCACCCACTTTGGCGGCACGATTGGTAAGACTTGCGCGTTGACTGCCTGAAGCAAATCGGCGGCCTGAGCCGCGAACTCAAACGCAACGCCGGCAAGCTGCAGTAAGCGCGCCCAGGCGATCGTAAGGGAATTACGGAACCAAATCTTGAGCTTGCTGAAAATCCACATAACCTATCTGCCTTTCCGGAGTGACGCGGCGACGGAGGCAAAGAATGCGAAGAGGGCATGAAAAAGCCCGCGTGAAGCGGGCTGTTCTTGGGCTGACTCTTTCCTTTGACTACTCGGCGGTCGCGGGAGTGTAACGAGTTTGTCCTTGTCGAATGCCGCGAGCGCGATCTCCGCCCAGCGCAGGCGGCTCTCATAGTGCTTCACGCCGGCGCGCTCAAATGCAAGCTCGAATGCCTTGACCTTGTCGAAGAGAGACTTGGCGCGCTTCACGGCCGAAACGGCCGCCTTTTCCGGGCCGGTGAGCTCGATGAAGAGCCAAGCGTAGTTTGCTTCAAGTGACGCTGGATCGAGACCGTTGCGGGCACAATACGCCTCCATCGCGATGCGGCGCGGGCCAGTCCATTGAAAAAACCCCCAGCCGCCTCGGGAGCCTCGTACTATCGGCTTCAACTCTTGCATCCATCGGAAGCCTCCAGACTCGTGGCCGGCATTCCCGATGACAGCTGCTGCGTCAAGTGGCGTGAAGCCGAAGTCAGCAATCAGGCGGTGCATGAGAATGCGCGCGTGTGCGCGATAGAGCGCAAGCGTGTCGGACATGGTGCACTTTGTTGATGAAAGCCAAAAAAACAGCCTTGGAAAAAGGCCGAGCGGCAGGCATCGGCAAGATTGACGCCCGACGGCGAGTGCAAACTGCTCTAGCCGCTTGGTGTCGTGGAGGACTCGGTGAGTGAACCCGTAAGGGTGAAGTTTCCGCCACTGCCAAGATTTGTGTTGAACGACGCTGCCGGGCCCTTGCAGAAAATGATTGGCTGAGTTCCCGAAGGCAACTCGCCGTTCTGACCGAGATTGACCGGCCTCTTGTCGACGCTGATGAACTTCCGACGGTTCGCCTCGACGGAAAGGTCAATTCTTGTAGCGAAGTTCACATAGAGCTCTGCGACGTCCGCGTTCAATTTGTTGAGTCCAATGATCGACCCGCCAATCCCCCAGTCTGAAATTGTGTAGTCGATGGTGTCATTCGTATTGCTGTTGATCGTCGGTGATGCCGTGGCATCATTGACGTACATTTGCAAAGCCCCAGACGCAAGATCCCACGAAGCGAGAACATGGGTCCAACCAGTCGACGCCGTGTAAGTCCCAGAAGAGCTGAAGTTCAGAATCTGGGTGCCGCTAACGTTGAACCCGGCAACGTAGAGCTTGTTGTCAGAATAGCGCTGTAGGTAGAAACCCGTGGAACCCGCTGGGACAACGACATACTGGATATTGCCGTCCCCACCGTTCAGTTTGAACCAACATGAACACGTCCCGACCTTGCCGTCGGCCGCGCCTGTGACCCCACCACCGCGCGTCATGTAGTCGTTCGTGCCATCGAAATTGACGGCTCGAGCGACATAGCGCGACTTGTTGGCGAAACCAATGAGCTGGGTAGTTTGAAGCATCGTCTACGTATCGTTCGTTGTGTCGTTGATGTAGAGCAGCAGCACGCCGTGCAGGCGAGCATCCACTGCCATCGTGTCAGAGACGTTGGCCGGATTACGGTGAACTCGGAACATCACGAGATCACCGGCGGCGGGCGAACCGGCGATGGTGACCGCTGAGCTTTCCGCTCCCTGGTAGCTGTCGTTCGTCGTGCCGCCAGTATCTGTGCTGATCTGCTCAGTGCCGAAGGCGACGTCGAGCGTGTCATCATCGGAAACGGCGACGGCATCGAGGCCCCAAACTACGCCGAAGTTTGTGACCGTGGACGGATGGGACCAAACTGGAATGAAGGTGACGGTTCCCTCGTTCCATGATTTCGGCATCCTGATGTCAAACTGTGCGAATTCCTGCGTGGCGGCGTCAAAATCGAGGGTCGCCACCATGTTCTTGTTGGTGGTCATCTCGAGCAACCCCGGGGCAGCGCCGTTCGTCGCCCGCGGGGTCATCGAGGCGGCGGGAACCCAAATGGATTGCTTGCCGTAGGCGACACCGAGATTTGTTCTCGCCGTCGCGGCGTTCGCCAGGTCGGATAGATTGTTGGCGGCCAATGCAGCCTGCTCGAAGCGGACGGCATCTCCGTTGGTCGTCGCTGCGGCGAGCCCCGTGAGCTTGAAGCCGCCCATGGGGACGTTCGCCGTTGCTGCCTGAGAGCCATCGCGCTTGATGAAAGCGGCCGGATCGAACGTTGCTGCCGCTGCGGCGCTCGCGGCGGCCGCGGCTGCACTCGCGGCTGCGTTGGTCGCACTCGATGACGCGGAGCCCGCAGACGTTGCCGCTGCGGTCGCCGCACCACTCGCTGTGGTGGCGGCCGTGCTTGCCGTCGTCGCGGCCGAGGTGGCCGAGGATGCGCTCGTTGTTGCCGAGGCTGCAGCCGCGATGGCGTTTTCCTCAGCAGTCAGCACGGCCGGTGATGGCAGGAGCGGCGTCCCGAGAATGGTGACAGTCGGGACGATCTGAGCGGTCAGCGCAATCATCCGTTGACTCCGTCCTTGACCGTCAGGAGGCCGGTGAAGAGCTGACAATTCACGGCGGCGTTGGCGATCGTGCAGCCGATCGCGTAGTCGCCCGGCTCGAGACTGCTCATTGTCGCCTTCGGGACTTGCACCGTGAAGACGCCGGGATCTCCTGTTAGTGTGATCATCTTGCCCAGAGATGCTTGGATACGATCGGCGCCGGCGCCATCCTGGATAGTGAACGTGACGTTGACACCTGCGAGGTCGAGGTCGTCGATCTCGCCCCCTGCATCGGCGGCACGAACGCGCACGGAGAAGATCAGATCGGCCGCCGTTGTGCCCTCGAGCCGGGCCTTCGGAATACTACGTGACATGAAAGTTTCCTCAGAGCTTCGCGTACCAGCCACCGAGAATGACCGGGGGAAGGAGATTATGTGGGAGGCTGCCGCCCGTGCTGTTGACCGTGATGCCGGTCGTCGCAGAGCCCGTCGAGATAGTGCCGCCGGCCGTCAGGAAGTTCGCATTTGCGCCGCCGCCAGCGTAGTTGATGCCAGATACGGAACCTGGGGCTTGCTCTGTGTGGGTGTGACCTGCGTCGCTAACGCCGTGGTTGTGCGCAGGCATCTCGGCCGTTGCGAGCATGTGGCTATCCTCGCCTCCAGTGCCAACTGGCGTTTGCCCGTCGCTCACCATCGAGAAGCGCGCCGCGCTCGGACCGGCCGACACTGAAGCATTGGCCGACATGGTGATGGTTGTGCCTGAGATCGCCGTGATCGTCGTCCCGCTTGGCACGTTGGCCGAGACGATCTTCATGCCAATCACGAGACCGGCGGCACTCGAAACAGCGGCCGTTGGAACTCCGCTCGTGGTTGTAATCGTCGGTGATCGCTGAACGCGGTTTGCGGCGGAGTTACCCATGTCATCCAGGCCCGCTGGGAGGCGGCCGCGCATGTCAGGCAGCATCAAGGTCTTGTTAGCCGCAAAATCGGCTGAAGCCGAGGCGCCGCGCCCCGACGAAACGGGACATTGCGCGTCGGCGCAATTGGTCCAAAAGTAGGTGTAGACGCTGGCGGTGTCGGCGTTGGCACGTTCGCTGGCGCCCGACGTGGCGCTGCCAATGGTGCGGCCATTGAGCCGCACGAACCCTGCCACCGTGCCGGTCTGGAGGAGGAAGACGGTCCAGCCAGGCTGAAACACTTGCTCAGTCGAAACCGTGATGCCACCGCCGCCCCCCGCGCTCGGCGGGCTCGGATTTGCGATGCCGTCGACGTCAGAGATGACGACGCCCGTCGACGTGGTGACGCGCACCCGATAGCCACTTGCCGTGTAGGGCACGTAGACCGCCGGGAACACACCGTTGGCGTCGGCAACGACCGGCTGCGCATGCGGCGTCGTCTGCGCGTTGTCCGAGAAGACCGTGAAGCCCGTCGTGGTCCCGGCCTGATAGAAAAAGGCCCTCGCGCCTGCCGCCTTGTTGCCTGAGGCGTTGAAGACCGGCACCGGCACTGGGTTCCAGATGGCCGACGCCGCATAGGCTTCGATTGGAGCAAGCAGGAAGAGTCCTGCGGCGAGCCCGCGAAGAGGTCTGATCATAGTTGGGTTCCGATGTGAAATGCGCCATGCACAGGCGGCGAAATCTATCTTCACGAATTTGGTTTCCGACATTCGAACCGTGCTTGGTGCTGACGGCTCGCACGAAGACCGGCGGACCTACTCATACGGTCGGTCGAGAAAATGTTGCCGAGAACAGAAGAGCTCCGCCGACGGGGGAGAGCCGGCGGAGCTGCCTCACGCGACAGAGGGAGAGCCGCGCGAGTAGTCGAAGGGCACTGCCTACGATCCAAAGCCAGATCGTCAGCCATGCCAGATACGTTAAGGCAGTCGTTTGCTCGGAGCATTCGAGGTGGCTGTCGTTGCGCTGAAGACAATCACAGTGGGTGGCAATAGCCGGGCCGGAAAGCATGCGGTTGTCCGTTCACTCAGATTCATCTTCATCCGAGTCCGAGATCACTATTCCCGAGAAAAGTTTGGTCGTGCTTTGCCTTTACAGTTTTGTAAGCATGGATAGGCGAAAGGTGTGGTCTGCGGATTCCACCACCGCGCTTCAATTCCATCCTCAATACAAGCCCATCGACTTGATAGCGGATTTCTACCCCCACCTGCCACCCGGCCCGAACGCGGCTCCCTTGGCGAACGGCCCGCTCGTGCCAAACGCCTTCATACCGATATCGCCGATGGTCTTGCCGAGTTGCATGCCGAAGTTGTAGCGGTTCTCTGATGCCTTCTGGCCTGCCTGTAGCCCAGCCATCCCTACGTCGGCGATCTTACTCGTGAGTCCCGCGCGCTGATTGGCACTATCCGTGACAATGCCGGCGCGGCCCTTGCCATAGTCCATGCCGATGTCGCCGAACCGACTGGCGGCGTTTGCGTAGAGCGGATTGTAGCCGCCGAGCGCGGTGAGCCAGTTGTTGTAGTCCTGTGCTGCGAGGCCGCCGGCTCGGTCCTGAAGCGCGGCGAGAAGATTGCCGCTGGCGAGTTGGCCGCCGGCGCTGGCGCCGCGCTCGGCGGCCTGCATAGCCTGGTCGCGGGCGAACGCGTATCCCGGGCTCGCCGCGAACGCCATGCGCGCACGCTCGATGCCCTCCGCGCCATTTAGTCCGAGCGAATCGGCATAAAGGTTGGCACCACGACCGAAGAGATCAATCGTTGGCTTGTATGCCGCCGCGGCGCGGTCGTAGCCCAAGCCGAGTTCCGCCAGCGAGCGCATTTCGGCGTTGTTGAGGTCGTTTTGCGCGTTTTCAAGCTGTTGCGCACCGTACATGGCGGCCAACCGTCCGGCGCGCCCCGAAAAAAATGAAGCCATGTCGAGTTCCTCTAAGAAGCCACGGTTGTGTCGTCGCCGACGCGTCGCCAAGCGGTTCCGTCGGCATAGACGAGCGTCCCTGTGCCAACGCCCGCCCCCTCTCCGATTTTCCGGCCGTTCGATGCAAAAGCCACCCTTGCGGCAGTCGCGCCGGGCAATGCCGCAACCGCGTAGATGGGCACCGAGAAGGGCGTCATCTCGTTCAATCGCAGCGCCATTTGCTGCAGGAGGAAGTACCAGTCGCTGGTCGCGAGACCGGCCGAACTGGTGATGGCATGAGAGGCGTCCGGGAGTGGCGGAATTTTCTCGATCGCCATCAGGTCACCATTCGTTCGTATTCGGCCTGCCCGCCTAAGCAGCCGACGTATACCGGATCAGAGACTCGTAGCCGCCACTGCCGACCCTTCTGGCCGCTCTCTCCAACGCCGTTGAGCGAAACGATCGCTTGGCTCTTGCCCTGCTCGCCAATCTTGCGCTGCATGGGCATCGAAAAAGAATAGCCACCGTCGTCGGTCCAGGAGATGTCTATGGTGGGGTCGGTCTCGGTCGTATCGCCGCCAGTCAGGATGCCCGTGCCACTGACGAAGTTGAAGTCGGCTCGATGGCACGCGAGCGGGTTGGGAAACGCGGCCCCTTGCGTGCTCAGAACGTCGAACACCAGGGGATCGTTGGCTTCCTTGAAGTATGCCTCGTCGACTTGGAACACCTTGCCGGACGCGTAGTCGCCCATGAGCCACTGGCCCCAAGCGTAGACTGACTGCCGCGCCCGCCAGTACTCGAGGCTATAGCTTTTGCGCTGATGCCACTGCCCCGTCGTGAGGTCGTAGACCCACGAGAAGCTCACCGCATTGACGACGACGCAGGCGTGGCCAGAATGCATGAAGCACGACATCTCGACGAGGGCCTTGTCGGCCTCGCTCAGCGACGCGATGGCGCGTTCAACATCCGGGGTCGAGATGCGAACCGGGTCATAGCCGTCGAGACGATAGGCGACATCGTCAGAGCCCACAAAGGCAAGGGAACCAGTGAATCCGGGCTCCCAGCCCGACACTGCCGCCGTACCGATGATGCCGACGTTGCGTGAAGTGACGCGAGAGAACGGTGAGCCCGTCGCGTTGCCGGCGTTGCGCCAGACTTCGATGCTCTCAGAACCGAAGACGAGAAGATTGGAGTTGAACGAGACGACGCGCAACCCGCCATCAGGCCGGTACTCGGCAGTGAAATAGTCGAGCGGGTTCACCGTCACCGCATTGAGGCCCGTGTTGAACACGCGTCCGTCGCCGATGAGGAACACGAGATAGCCGTCCTGGCTGGTTACGGCGACGGGCTGAGGGAGGTCGATGTCGGCAAAGCCAGTGGGCGCCGATGCGGTAAAGAGGTTGAAGGCGCCGTTATCGGGATCGACGCAGACGATGTCCGGGGTACCGGCCTTGTTGTTGCGTGCGATTGTCACCGGCCGCGTGCCGGCGAGTGCGCCGAGATTGGTGGCCGTGTAGGTGGAACCTGCCTTAGTCACCGACCACACACGGGTGTCAAGCACAAGCAGCAGCGTCGAGTTCACGAAGATAAAGCCGCGGCAATGTGCGTTTGCCGCGGTCTCGAAGAGCTGCCGCAATCCTGGCGAGCGACGCCACACGACGCTGTTCAGCGCGCCATCGCCGAGTCTCTCCACCAGCGCGTTGATCAACCAGCCGCCGTTCTCCTGGCGGCGATTGCCGGGAGATGACGAAAGGGGAAATGCGATGCCTGTCATGGGGTACCTTGAATACGGGCAGCAAGGGACGTGATGGCCGCTGTCGTGCGGCCAAGTGGTCCTCACCTTCGGTTTGCAGGAGGGAGGATCTATCCCGTCGTGAAGTTGAATGAGCCCCGGCCACCGCGGCCGAATTGCTCGACGGCCGCCGTTGTCCGGGCGGCGCGCTGGCGTGCAATGGCGCGCAGCGCTTCTCTGGCGGCCTCGTCGATGCGGGCGAGGGGCTCACCGCGGATGGCTTGGCGACCGAAGATCGGCGCGCATTGAACGGCGACGCAATCGGCAAGATGATTCAATGCCGCGGCCTCGATGTCATCGGCGTCGGGCACAGGATAGATGTCGAGCGATGCAAGACTCTCGAACGTGGAATTCATGCGCAGCGTCACGCGCTCGCTGTCTTCGGCCGAGACCGGTTGTCCGGCGGCGAGCCGGCTCAGATTTTCGAGCACGGCGCGGATGAGGTCGGTGGTGGTGAATGGCATGATAGGGACCCAAACAGTGCAATGGGATTCGGCCAGGTAGCCGTGCCGAACAGTCAATACGTTTCGACTTTGTTCAGTAGAGAGGCGACTCGCTCGATAGCGGCACTGAGTCGATGCAGGATAGGTACGCGCCTTGCGCGTTACAGATGATCAACCTCCCGTAGCGGCCTCATCTTGCGAACCTCCGAGCAGCACCGCGCCAGCTGCCGCTGCGCCCCCGGCGGTAGTCGGCGCGAGGCTATTGAGGCGAATGTACTTGGGAATTTCCTGATGCTCTCTCACGACTTGCCTCAGGACCTTTGCGGTTTCGGGGGCCACAGACTTGAACCAGCCAGGATACATCATGTAGGCACGAGCTGCTTCGGCGAGATTTTCGTCAGTCCATTGATGAGGTGCGTACCCAAACTCGGATGGCCCGAACTGTTCGATTTCAAGCTTTGGATACCTGCCTCGGTCTGAGTTTGGATTGTTAAGATGATCGTAGACGCGTCGCAGTTCCTTCTGCACTGTCGGGGTCTCAGCCAGGTCAGTTAGCTTCTTTCTCGTATGCATGTGCAACGCGTGCCCGATCTCGTGGATGATCACGGCAGCCGCATCATCTGGTGACAGCTCCTCGGCGTACCAGATCCCTTCCGGCAGCCCATTTCTCTGGTGCGTAAATCCGACTGCTCCGTTCATGCGCGCCGCCGGAACCTTGTAGGGGAGCTCTCCTGTCAAATCTTTGGCGAGAGGGCCGATTGCATCTCGTCCAAGGGCTCTGTCCGATCCCCCAAGCGTTTGACGGCCTACGATTCTCTTGGTGCCTTCGAGTGGGTAGCCGTCGATGTCTAGGAGCAATTGTCCTTTGTCGTTGACTGGAGCGTCGTTTAGGTAGTCTGCCGCGAAATCGCGCTGCATTCTTGGGGGTGGGTAGAATCCCGCGGTTAGCGCGCGCGAAGGCGCAGCGTCGCTCTGCTGTAATTTCGATGTGTTGAGCGGATCTCGCACCGTCTTGATCGGCGGCTGTGCCGCGCGCGCGCCTGCGCCGCGGAGCCATTCGACACCTTTGGCAAGAGCCGGGGCGGCCGCGCCAAGCGCGCCGCCGACTGCGCCGCCCAACGGCACGCCGATTGCGGCGCCCCAAGCCCGATCGGCCAGTTCCTCGCCGCGGCCGGCGCCACCGATTGCGCCAAGAAGTGCACCAATCTTCGCCCCATGAAGCATCCGCTCACCTAGTTTCGCGCCGGCGCGCAAGGAACTGCCGAGAGGCAGAGCGAGCCCGCCGACGATCTCGCCTGCGAGAGTACTGCTTGGATACTGCTCCTCGGCCGCCTTGAAACGTGCGCGTTCGACGGCAACGGCTTCGTCGTAAGCCTTGCGACCCTCCTGCCCAAACAGTGAGGGTGCGAATTTCTCTGCCGTCACGCGAGCTCCGCCAGCGAGGACGTCGCGGAGGAACGCTTTGGGGTCGTAGTAGTAGCCGAGAGCGTGTCCGCCCTGATGGGCCAGATAACTCGCCGCCGCTAGACCTGCCAGCTCGTCGTCCCAGCCGCTCGAACCGCCGCGTCGCGTTCCGTGGACGAATGCGGTGAGAGGCCCGATGTCATTTCGCACGGGCACGTCATCGAACGTCAGCCCTCGCGGCTTGTTGGCCGGGCCCTGCGAGAGAACAAGGTCGTCGAGTTCGCTTGGCATCTACGGTCTCAGATCAGGTTGATATGCGCTGGCTTGCGACGCCAACAGCGTCGCAAGCCTTTCAGCAGCCGATTGAAGAATGCTGAAGCGATCGTCGCGCTTCAGTGCCGAACGGTGGGTTCCGGTCGAAGAAAGCCGAACGAGCTTGTGCCTCGATGAGGCGACGATCTCAGGAATGTTTCTTGGTGCGGTCGATGCCGCGCCTGCGCCAACATGACCGTCAGCCTCCATTACGATCGTCGGTTTCCGGATCGCGCGTGTATCGTGAGGCCCCCGCGCCGACACCCGCCGCGCCCGCACCCCCTAACAGCATCGGCGCGAGAGCGTTGAAGTGCAGAAACTTGCGGAATGAAAAATTATCTCGCGCGATTTGCCTCAAAGCCTTGGCTGTGTCCGGTGCGACCGACTTGAGCCAACCAGGCTCAGTCAGGTAACCGCGCACGGCCTCGGTAAGATATTCCCAGGGCGTTTCATCGGCCGAATAACCACGGTCTGCAGGGGTAAATGGCCTCGCATCTTTGTCCGGCCGGCCTCCTATACGCTTCGGGTTACCTAGCTCATTATAGACGTGCCGCATCTCGAAACGGCGGCTTAGTGGACTGAAGTAGTCGAATTCCCGCCATGGTCTGATCTGCGCCACGATCGCGTTGGCGAACTCACGCGTCGTTGCAACCGCTTTGTCTCTAGGGGACAACGTCCGGAGAACTCGAAATCCTGTTGGGATGCCATCATTGTCGAAATCGGTCTCTGCACGAGACCCGGGCCGCTTCATCTCATGTGGCTCAACTTCTTTGAGGCCGCCTCTCTTGTTTGTGAGGAGCTTCGCAAAATCGTGAAAGTCCTCCTCGAGGAGTGGTACGTCGGGCCCTTCGAATTTTTTGCGGCCTATGACCGTGCTTGAATCCAAGATTGATACGTCGTCCATATCCTGAAGTAGTTTCTTGGAATACAGGTCAAAGACCGTAGCTCGCGGATAGTCCGCCTTGAAAGGCCGGTTCACGTTTGGCGGGTCAAAGTACCATTGCCCGGGCGCGATGTTGTCGTTGCTCGCTGGCGGAGGTCGAACGTCTGATGGGTGAAAGGAACCTTGCCCCGGCACTGCGTTGCGGTTAGTCGCTGACGACGATTGCGTGTCTCTTGGGCGAAGGTCGCGTTGCTCGGGCATAGTGTTGTCGTTGGCTGATAAGGGCCGCGCCTGGGCGATTCCTTTGTCAGCGGCAACTTGCGCCTCAGCGGCAGATTCGTCGATCAGGTCATTAGTCAGAGGGCGGTCGGCCCTCGCGCCTGTTGCCTGTGCACTGGCCCGAACCGAATCCATTCTTGGCCGCAGCTTTGCCGCCAATTCGTTCACAATCGGCCGTGCAACCTTCGCGCCAGCTTGGCCGAGCCACGCGGCGCCGCTTGCTACGGCCGGAACCGCGGCGCCAAGCACTCCTCCGATCGCGCCGCCCACCGGCACGCCGACCGCTCCACCCAATACTCGACCCGGCAGATCTTCGCCACGGCCTACTCCCGAGAGGCCGCCAAAAAGTGCGCCGATCTTGGTACCCATCAGAACGTTCGCCCCCAACTTGGTGCCTGCGCCAGAGATGATGCCGCCAATGGGAGTCGCGAGACTGCCAACGACGTCACCCACAAACGTTGTCCATGGGTATTGCTCCTGAGCTTGCTTGAAGCGGGCGCGTTGTTCAGCGACTGCATTGTCATAAATCTTGCTGCCCTCATGGCCGAACACTGATGGTGCAAGCTTCTCAGCCGCAATACGTGCCCCGCCCGCGAGGGCGTCGCGGATGAATGCCTTGGGATCGTAGTAATTGCCGAAGACGTGTCCGCCTTGGTGGGCCAGATAGCTTGCGGCGGCGAGACCCGCCAACTCATCATCCCAGCCAGCTGAACCACCTTGTCGCATTCCGCGGAACAGCGCCATGCCGGGTCCGATGTCCGTTCGCATCGGCACGTCGTCGAACGTCAGCCCTCGCGGCTTGTTGGCGGGTGCCTGTGAGAGAAGGAGATCGTCGAGTTCGCTCGGCATCTACGACTCCAGTTCGTCTTCTGAGAAATCGAAACCATTGGCGCGAAGCTTCGCCTTGACGCCTTCCGGGTCGCGGCCGTCGCGGATAGCTTTGCGCGCGTTGAAGAAAGTGATGGCGCGCTCGGTCTGAGCGGTGAGCCATTGGCGATCCCGTGACTGCACCGACTGCGCGCTCGGGACGCTGGCATAGCGAGGCATTGGTCCAAGTGGGACACGCATTGGTCGAAATCCGCTTTAGTTGAGCCGATTGAGAGAAACTTGTGAAATGTCGGTCGCCGGCTTCGCACCGGCTACCGACGTCGCGCTACGTGAAGAGAGACGCGCCAGCCCAACTCGCGCTGAGCAGAACGCGCCTCCCCACTGGCTTTCGCTACCTGCTCACGACCCGCTGATGCGTGTGGCGAGATCGGGGTAGACCGCCTTGACGCCGTAGAGGATGTCGAGGCGCCAGTTGTCCAGATCGCTTGTGCCGTCGTAGTACGGGATCAGCCTGGCCGAGAGGCCCTTGTAGGTCTCGCGCGCCGGGTTGACCGCACCCGACGGCAGCTCCATCGGCACCATGACCAGCGCGAAGGCTTCCTTCGTGAAGATCATGTTCTGCGGATAGCCGGTAGACGCCGTGCCCAGCACGGTGATGGCCGCATTGTCGGCAGGCGCAGCAGAGGCCGTCTGGTAGGCACCCGAGGTGATGATAGCGGGAGCGATCGATACCGTCGCATTCCCGCTGCCGTCAGATGACACGTCCGCCTGCACCACGAACTGCTGCAAGTAGGGCAGCACCGCCTTCGACACCGGGTTGACCGCGAATACGCCCGCGATCGTGAACACGTCGCCCGCCTTCAGGATGGCCGAGGAGGCCGTCCAGCCGTCGGTGACGATGTTCTGCGTGTTGGTGTTCTTGGTGGCGAGATAGGTCGAGACCTGAGAGGCGCCGTTGACCAACGGCGTGCCGGCCTTGGTGCCGACCGTGTGCGTCTTGATGTTTTGCGCCGCGTAGAGATCGACGCCGCCCACCATCGGCAGCTTCGCCTTGGTCAGGGCCGACTTTGCAATGTCGGACGTGAACAGGCCCGAGAAATTGCCGAGCAGGCCCCAGTTGTCGGCAGGCGACAATACTCCGTTGCGTCCCGACGTCGGCACCGCCATCTCGTCGAGGCGCTGCGGCCCCTTAGCGAAGTCGGCGAACGAGTCGACAGTCTGGCCCGGCGTGCCGACCCAGTTCCAGACCTTGTTGTAGAGGCTCATCAGCCTGAGGTCGACCGAGTTGGCGAGCTGGATCATTGCCGACTTCAGGTATTTCTCCGAGAACTGCTTGATCGAAAGCGTCATGTCGGAGGACGAGAACTGCACGTCGACACCTTCCTGGGTATCGACCGTCACGTCGACCTTGCCCTGGATCGTGTCCTGCGGCGAGGCAGTGGCGCCGGACCGTACCGTGTAACGCACTGGACGATCGATCGACACGGTCGCGCCGATCTTATGGCCGTTCTGGCTCTTCATGAACTCAGCCTCGTAGTCACGGTAGACGAGGCTGCCCATGACGAGGTTGTTGTCGAGGAGACGCAGCGCCTCCTTGACGATGAGACTCGGAGTGAGCAGGGAGTTGGTTGCGGGCATGTCCGCTTGTCCTTTCGAAGAAAAAATCAGCCACCGCCGGCTTCACGCCAGCGCACGAATTCCTCCATGGACATGTCCGTGGGGTCCTTCGTGTGCGCAGCGCCGCCCCTGAGAGGCGTTTCGGGCGCCATGGCACGGGTTGCTCGGTTTGCGTTGGGTAGAGAGAGACGCGCCTCGAGGCGCCCGATCTCCCTGGCCGCCGCAACGGGCGACATGCGGTTCAGGGCCTCGACACGCTCGGGGTTCTTGGCGAGATGATAGAGGATGAGCGGACCCTTCTCGCTTCCAACGACGAGGGTTTCCACCACCTGGTTGATCATGAGGTCGGAGGAGCTGATTACGTCCTTGTAGTCGGCGACCGTCTCGGCGAGTGCACGGGCGTTGTTCTCGAAACTCTCGCGAACCGCCGTCTCGATGTCGCGGGCGGCAGTCGCCCGCTGCGCGAAGCGTGCCGTGACCCGCTCTTCAGCAAGGACGCGGCGCGTGTCCCAGGCGTTGAGCGCCCGTTGATACGCGTACCAGTCCCTGAAGTTCCTTTCCTGAGGCTCGGGCCCGATCTCCGAAACGATTTCCGCCTCGAAGGCTTCAGCCACGTCGCGTGGAGCGCTCGTCGGGTCGCCGGCGATCTGCCGGGTGCGCAGCTCCGAGAGCTCCGCTTCGGCGCGGCGCGCGCGGTCTCGCCAGCGTTCGGCCCCGCTCTTGCGGCGTGGCTTCGGCGGCTCGTTCTGCTCGCCCTCGTCCCATTCGCGTTCCTGGTTCTCCTTGCCCTCGCGTTCACTCGTCAATCCGGCGGCGTCTGCGTCCGTATCGGCGATCGCCTCCTCGGCCGCATTCGCCTGGTTGAGTTGCGCCAGCGCGTTCGCGTCCGGCGTCATCACGTCGTCCTGCATGATTGGTCCTTGGTTGGTGACAAAAAAAGGCCGGCGATCTCGCCAGCCCGGCTAGTTGCGGCCATCGGGAAGACGGCCAGGATGCGAGATGTGTTTGGCGGCGGCTTCCTAGCGCCCCGACCCAAGATGCCGTCCGCCTGGAGCGAGCGAGGCAGAGAGGGATGCCGTCAGTTTGATCCTCTTTGGCACGACGACTGAGGTTGAAGGGATCATGACTACTGAACCAGCGATCCCCCCTCCCCCTCGCTACGCGAGAGACCTGGTTCCGCGCGCAAGCGGCTGCGGCGCAGATTGCATGGGCGGCGCGGCGCCCAGCGTTGTTTGAGTCAGCATCGCACCAATCATCTTGATCAACGTATCGAGGCTGCCGAGGCTCTGTATGACGCTCGCCGGATCGAGAGTGGGTGCCACGGCGGCGATCTTGTCGGCGAGCGCCACCTTGGCCCCTTCGAGAGCCAGCGCCTTCGATTCCAGCTCCAGGCGCCCACCTTCGAGCTCCAGCTGCTTTGTAGCCATGGCAGCCTGCTGCTCAGGTGTGGGCGGCTGCGGCGGGGCCGGCGGCTCGCCACGTTCCTGGCGCGCCCTCTCCTGCAGCTCGGGCGGCAGCATCATCTCCAGCCGTTCCTTGATCTTCTCGGCCATCGGCCAGTCCTGCATCTCGGCGAAAAGATCGAGCACTAAGGGGGCAGCATTCGGCACTGCCTGGATGAAGGCCTGCATCATCTCGCGCGCTTCTTCACGCCGCGTCGAATAGCCCGGCCCCGCCTTCATGACGATGTCGTAGGCGCCGACCGTTACATCGTGCGCGTGGAACGAGGCGCTCGGTGGGAGCGGCGCGAGGCCGTCGGTCAACGGTGGTTGGTTGATGCGCATCGTCTCCATGCGGCCGTCTTCGCCAACGATTCGTACCGTGCGCTCGCTGTCGTAGATGTGGGGGATGAGGTCGTTGAGGATGCGCCCCGTATGCGCCACAGCGAGCGCGAAACTGTCGGGGTAGTTGAAAGTCCCGGTGTCGCCCTGGCGTTCGCGCGCCAAGATCGCCCGGCCGGACGTCTCGTTGGATCGGGCACCGAGCGAGGCGTCGTAGATGCCGGTGACCGACTTCAGTTCCTCGGCTGCTTGCGCCACCTCCTCGGCCCAGGCGCTCGATACGACGGGAGGCGCGACGCGTTGCGGCGGCGCGTTGCCGTTGGCCGGGTCGGGCGTATAGAGCAAGACCGGATGGCTCTTGGAATTGGCCGATTGCCACATGGCCTCGAAGCCAAGCACGTTCTTAGGAGTCGCAAGCCACGGCGCTCTTGGCTGCAAGGCGGTCGCGTCCGCCTGTGCCGAGCGCATGTAGTTATAGAGCCGCTGCGGGTCGCGGGCATGACGAACGAGACCGTACCGCACCGTGCGGCGGCCGAACTTAATCTCTTTGCCAAGCACAGGGACGATCGGGATGTACAGCCCCGGCCACTCGGTCTCTTCGAGGACCTCGGCGCAAGTCATCAGGTAGGAGCAGAGCCTGAAGCTATCGCGCTCTTCGATGCGGCAACTCTTGTGGCCCGCCGCCTGCGCCGCTTTCACGTCGGCGCTAATCGCCGCCACGCGCGCAGCGAACTCTTCCGCGTCCTCAGCTCCGACCGGCTCGGTCAGATCCTCGACGGAGCCGCCGGGCAACAGCGCGAGAGTGCGCTTCACGGGCTTCTTCACCCAGTAGCGTGCCACGCGCACATGCTCGTCTGAGAACCAACCGACCGGCACCTTGTAGGGCAGGCTCGAGAAGTCTTCGGCGCTGGCGTCGGGGAACTTGGCCTTGAAGGCATCAGTCGACATATCGACGGGCTCGAAGCACCAGCCCGCATCTTCGCGTGTCGGCATAACGCTGTCGGGATCCCAGATCACGCCAATGCCATCCTCGATAGGCATGATGCGCAGTTCCTGGTTGAAGGTCGTGGCGCCGGCATATTCGCGCACGATCTTCCAGTGACCGATGCCGGCCGCCACTTGGCTGTCGCACCCTGCGGCATACGCCGCCTTGGCGTCGGAGCGGTTTTCGATGTAGCGGATCATGCCCGCGCGGATCTCCGCCGTTCTTGGATCGGCCTTGTCGTCCACTGGTACGACCACGATTGACGGCTTTCCCATACGGATATCGTTGGTGACTTGAGCGTGGAACGTCGGCAGTCGATTGATGGTCAGGACCGGCCGGCCGTCGGCACGGCGCTGCTGCGCCGTTTTGGCGTCCCACTGGTCGTCGCCAATGGCGGCGAGGAATCTGAGGTCCTCGTAGGCTTCTAGGATGTTGTCGCGATCGCGATTGTAGCCGGCTTCGTAGCGGGCGAGCGCCGTCTTGATGAGATCGGCATCGTCGCGCCGGCTACGGCGTGGAGATATCTTGTCAGAGCCATCGCTGTATGGCTGCATCATCGTCTCGTCCTGTCGATCGCACCAGGCCCTTGCCCCTGCTGTCGGCCATAACTAGTGCCCATGATCGCAGGCATCGCGTCCGACGGCGTCATGCCGTTGCCATCCGCTGGCTCCGCGGTTGGTTTCATGGCTGGGTCATTTCGGGTGGGCTTGAAAAGCAGGCGCCCGGAGCGGCGGAGCCGTCCCGGGCGCAAATCATCACAGTGATACTTATACCCTATCCGAGCGGCCCAGTCAATCTTTTGTGTGACGTCAATTTTTGTGTGTCAGGACGAGAAAGGGTACCAACGCCCTGTGACGTGTTTTCGTTGTGAAGACGGCGAATAGGATGTGAGCGACGGTGGTCCTGCCTCAAAAAGTGCCCATGGGTGGATCCCGTAGGCCTGCTTTCAACGCGGGTGACAAGAATGCCACGGCGTTGAGGTGATAGACCTTGAGCCCTGCCAGCAGCGTACCTGTACTGGCCCTTCGTCTTGCCATCGAACACGGTCTACCCCGGACGCAATCGCAGGGAGAGTCCGGCGCTGAGGATCGCGGAGAACCCTTGCCAGCACCAGCACCAGCACCAGCACCTCAGAGAACCGCCGGCAGCGGAGAACCGCCGGCAGCGAACACACCGACGGCTCCACCAAGAAAGCTGCATGAATTGACAGTTCCGGACTTCTTTCCGGTTTGTGTCGACAGCATCGCTCTTAGGGCTAAGGGCGATTTGCGCGACCGATGCATAAGGCGGTGCGATGCCGGCGCCGATCGCGAAAAGACTAAACGGCAACATTGCAAACTGCGAGCCGACCGAGGACAGCGACGCCCCTGACGTTCACAAGCAAAGCGGCACCAGGCCAGTTTCCCAATGGCAGCAGCGTTAGGGCGTACCAGGACCGGCGGCCGATTTCGGCTTAATTGTGGGGCCAGTGAATCTTATTCTTGACAGT